CCTAGACTCATAACTTCTATACCTTGACCGACTCCAAAGCCCTCCTGATTAGCAGCGAATCCCTTTAAGTCTGCTATATCGAATACCTCAGGAGAAGTACTTTCTTCTAGCTCGACACCTTGAATTGCTGCCAAGAACTTTTTATCGTCGTAATCTTGTTTTCTTTTGAAGTCTAACAAAGCTGTTAGTTCTTCAAGAGAAAGATTACTTTCTAACTCGTCAAAGTTTTTCCAATGACCAAGTAAGAAAACTTCGGACTCAAGGGAGCGAAGGTCTAGTTCGTCCCAACTAGAGCTGCTCCCAGAAGGTTTGGGTCAGAAAGTTTTAAGCCTCCGACTACATCCAGAATCTTCATCATTGTTGGAGTTTCAACAAGATCTTCAAACTTATCTCTGTCTGCTAGGTCAGGTCTATCTGTTGATGCCATACATACTAGTGCAGCTTGCACAAATACATCCATGGCTGCGTCTGGATTATCATTCCCTGATTCTTCACTTGCATTAATTATGTCCATAAATTTTCTAAGCTGCTTGATAGGCAGTGGTTTTAGAGTGACGGTGGAACCATCACGAAGTTCAATCTCTAGTACATCATATACTGTTGTTGCCAATTTATAGCTCCTTTATTGTTAGTTAAATTATACCAAGTTTTTACGCATAGCCAAATTCAAGACCCCCACCTTTCGGTGAGGGCTTGAAATTCTATATTAAGTTGTAGTCTAATCTAAAGATTAGTTAGTTCCCCATACACGGTCAATAACGACACCATATTCTGCACCTGCATAACTTGCTGATGTATCATCAGGCAAGCAACGGAAGTTAACTGGGAATACTGTTGCAGAGTCACGCTTCAAAGCATGTGCTGTTGTATCAATTGAAACAACACGACGTGCTACGTAGACACGCTCCTTATTTCTAAGAGCAGATGTAGATGAACCATCTCCAAGGGAGTATGGAGCATTTCCTACTGCAATGAGAACACGCTCTACTGGAGCATCTCCAAGAGCACCTGCTGCAAGATTAAGTGTTGCACCTGTTTCTCCTGTAATTGGAGTTGTATCTGTTAGATTGTTTACAGATGATACTGCTGAACCAGTATTTGCATAGTAAGAATCCATCTGACCCCATGAAAGCTGTAGGTTTTCAAGAGTTGCTTCTGTAAGCTCTGTCTTAAGCATAACCTTGAGGGTCTGCTTGAACAAACGAGCTGCATCCAAAAGTTGATCAACCATAACTTCACCATATGCTGGCTCGTATGAAATTTCAAAACCTGTGCTTGTATAACCAACTTCACGGTAGCTTGCATTTTGTAGCAAACCAGTACGAGCTGATTGACCTGTTGACGTTCCAAAAAGAGTCTTAAGACTTGCTGTATCTGTTGCTGGACGAGCACCATTAATACCGTCATTAACGGATACGAAAATATCTGCTGCACCAACAATTACGTTTTTAGTATTTGTAGCCATATTTTATTTTTCACCACCTTATTTTATATAAAATAAAAAGAGATGACAATTTTGCTTCCTCATGTAAAATCATAGCATTAATGCTTAATAAGTCAAATTTTTAAGCAAATCTTCCAGTGGCCATATCTAGCTCACGTGTATAGGCATACCCTATAGAAAGGTCTGTACTCATGTACCCGCCTTCATCTGTAAATGGTTGAACTGGGTCTGCAGACTCAATATTAAACCATAAGAAGGTAAATGGACTATTTGGGTCAAGCTGAAGATTTACATCTTTAGCAGACAGGTCATATCTTCTGAAAAGATCAATAAGGAAATTGGTTATAGTCTGAAGTTCTGCACCATCTCTGCCTACTATTTCAAGGATCAAAGATTCACTAGAAATCCACCATTGAACCCCATATCTTTTTTGAACAACATTGTATACAATATAAGGCTTACCAGGAAGTAGGTTATTCATTTCTGGGATTTGCTGAGCAGGAATTATCGGGATGATTGGATCTGGAAAACCATCGGCATAATAATCATTAATATCAAGTACTCCAGCATTCGTGAGTTCTTCCCACATTGCATTTCTCAAGTCATATACTGCTATCTTTGAATAATCAGTCATTATATTGCTACCACCTTATCTAAACCTGAGCTAGCTACTGCGTTAGCTACTGCATTTTTTACCGCCGTAGTGCTTGGAGTATTACTATTTAAAACAATTGCCACTTCAGATGCAACTCTATCATAAAACCCAGATGACTCCATAACTGAATTTCCGTTTTCAGTATACCATTCAAGCATATATTCTGCAAAAGCATTTTTGACTTGCTTCCCACCTGGATCAAGAATGTTAATTGTTTTTCCTGGTGCTATAAATACTAATCCATTACTTCCAGCAAATGCTAAAACTCTTTGAGCAGTAAAACTAACTGCTAAGCCTTGCTCCATCACAGTAGCCTTATCTCTAAAAATACTTCTACGTGTTACAGTTTTGCCAGTCTTACCTGGAGTTAAAAGTTCTGGATTTATTGGTACTGGAAGCTTTGATGGTAAAAATCTTGAATTAATAGAAAGGTTACCACTTACAATAGCTCCTCTTTCTATAACAAAAAGTCTACCTGAAGGGTTACCTATCTGACCCCACTCATATACGTGATGCATTTTTTTAGGGTTTGATCTTGCATAGCTATCTACGCCGAGCAGGAATCTTTCAGATGTTATAGAGAATACACCTTTTGCAATCTCATTAAGTACAGAAGGTTTTTGAATTTCCTGGATACTAGATAACACATTATCTAGGTCGGAAACTAGGGCTTGACTATCAACCTCAAGTCTTATCATTATCTTGGACCTGTACTCTTAGAAGTACTGCCTCGAAATAAGATACCTTGCCAAATGGGTCAAGGGTTGCGTGTGATGAAGTAACTTCAAATATAGTATCTGGGGAATCATATCTATCAATTTCAACAAACACTGGCTTATTATCATTTGATCTGATATTAGTTATACGCCATCTTTTACTTAGAAGTTCATTACATTTAATTCTAATCTGAAACTTTTCAGAATACTCGCCTTCTGAACCACCTTTAAAAACTTTATTATCTGTTCTTGTAGAAGATCCAGCAACTTTAATAGGTTCTATTTTACACTGAAGAGTTTTGGCATAATTCCACTCTCTTAGAATGGCTCCTGTGTTTGGATCTTGATCATACTCCTGAATATAAAGATCAGCAGTCATATTCATTATAGAACCCATTATTGAAGCATTAAACATTATATCAACATCATATTAATGTTACGATATTGATCAAGGATGTTATCAACCGTGATATTACCAGTACCATTAAATGCTCCCTTTGACATTTCAAATGAAATTTCGCTGAGATCAACCTTGCTAAGATACTTGTTTCTCCAGTTATAATCATTAGACAAGATATCGTTTACAAGAAGCATTGATGCCATCTTAATATCTTCTGGAACATACTTATATCCTACGTTTCCAACAAACTTATATCTAGAACCGTCTCTAAATCTTCCATAATAAAGAACGTTAGCATCAACTTCATTATCATATCTAATGTCCCATGAAGGATCATAAATTCTTACGACATACCCCGTTTGGGTCATTTGTAGATTGAACCCAAAACCATTGACAGGAGGGTTTTGAGTATTATCAATAACAAGAACATCGTCCTCATACATCTTGTCAACACTAGTCATTCTTTCAACTAGCTGAATGGCATCTGATCCGTTTGCAAAAACTTCTTGAGAATCATATCTCAAATAAAACTTAAGACCAGTGTATCCATCAATAATAGTTCTGGCAAGCTTTTCAGCATTCTGAATATCCTTAATTGGATGGTAGTTAATGTCTGATGGTGTTGCTCCAAAACCAAGAAAATCTATAATCTCGTTAACAGAAGAATAGACTGGCTGAACTTGGTAAAAATCTGTCTGCACAACTTCTAGTCCATTGATTACATATGTCCATCTTAATTCTAGGACACGTATGGAATTAGTTACTGCTTGTGTCAGCAAAAAGCTGTATTCACCCGCATCTGGCTCATCAACAGTATTAACCGTATCAAAGCCAGTTAGCGGTGATGCGTCGTTATCTGCATCATAAATTGATAAAGTGGGTAGGGCATCTGCTTGAGTGAGAACCCCATCGCTGTATACATAAAGGTATACTCTTTCTTGACTTCCTACTTGGATATTCTGCACTCAGATTACCCCCCTTTTTTAGCTGTAATACTCCTGAGCTTCTCTAGGAGTTGCGATTCTAAATCCTGACTGCTTGTCGAAGATTGCCTGAGCTTCATTTTGTGACATAGCTACAAATGGATGCTCTTGGGTAAATGTGTAACCCATTGTCTGATAGGAATGATTTCCTCGTTCCATCTTAACTAGCACAGCGTCTTCTTTCTTCAACTTA